TTCTCTTAGAGCTTGGGGCGCAACGTCCAAGGAAGACGCTAAAGCTAAGGCTAAAGCGATCTCTAAGAGGAATATGAAGTGAGACCAATCTCAGTCGGAATTAACCCAACAGCCGCAACGCTGACAACTGTTTATACAGTTCCTACGGGTTATTACGCCAAGTTTACTGTGATGTATATTCACAATACTGGCGGTTCGACTAAAAACATTACTGTTCAGTGGTATGACGCAAGCACTGCAACAACCTTAGATATTCTTACTTCATATCCCTTAACTTCTAAAGAATACCTTGAATTCAATGGTGTTGCTTACATCGTTTTAGAAGAAGGCGATAGGATTCAACTTACTACTGAAGCGGGTAGTTCCTTCAGTTTTATTGCCACATTTGAGGTTCAAGGAGCGCAACGAACATGACCTACTTAGAACTTGTTAACGATGTTCTCATTCGATTGCGTGAGACAACTGTTTCTACAGTCTCAGAAACTTCCTATTCCGCATTGGTTGGCAAGTTTGTCAATGATGCTAAACGTCAGATTGAAGATTCCTATAATTGGAATGTCTTAGGACAAACAATTACAGTTACTACCACCAGTGGCACAAGCTCATACTCTTTGACAGGTGCGGGCCAGAAGTTCCGTATCAATGACGCCATCAATACCACAAGTGTTATTACCCTAGATAACACCACTGTTGCGGATATGAACCGCAAACTCAACTTTGGTACGCCTTCACAGTCTATTCCTACAGAGTTTTGCTTTAGTGGTGTAGATGGCAGTGGTGACACAAAGGTTGAGCTATTTCCCGTTCCTGATGGTGTCTATACACTGAAGTTTGATTTGACTATCCCACAGGCTAATCTGTCTGCTGATGGCACTTCAGTCAAAGTATTGGACTATTTGGTCGCCCAGAGTGCCTATGCCCGTGGCTTGATTGAGCGTGGTGAAGATGGAGGCACTGCTTCTAATGAGGCTTATGCTTTGTTCCGTGGAATGCTATCTGACGCTATTGCATTGGAAAGCACTCGTTACCCTGAAGATAACTTTGTGGCGGTCTAATGGCAGCTCCTTTACAAAGTCAAAGCATTAGCGCACCAGGCTTTTTTGGCCTGAACACGCAAGATTCGCCATTAGATTTGGCATCTGGCTTTGCTTTGGTCGCCAATAATTGTGTGATTGACCAATATGGTCGTGTTGGCTCTCGTAAGGGCTACACAAGGGTTAATCCATCATCGGGTAATCTAGGTGCTAATGACGTTACTGTTATTCACGAATTAGTCCAAACTGATGGCACTTTGACTGTTCTGTTCGCAGGGAATCTCAAGTTATTCAAACTTGGCACTTCTAATGCTGTGACTGAGTTGACCTATGGTGGTGGAGGGTCTGCTCCTACTTTCACGGCTAATAACTGGCATTGTGCTTCTCTGAATGGGATTACTTACTTCTTCCAATCTGGACACGATCCACTTATCTTTGACCCCGCAGTAAGTACTACTACTTATCGCAGAGTTTCTGAAAAGACAGGATATGTGGCTACTGTTCCGCAAGCCAATATCTGCATCTCAGCATTTGGTCGTTTGTGGGTAGCTAATACATCCACAGATAAAGTGACGATTACCTTCTCTGATCTGATTGCAGGTCATGTATGGGGTGGTGGTACTTCAGGAACATTGGACGTATCTCGTGTATGGCCTAATGGTGCAGATGAGATCATGGGCTTGGCGGCTCACAATGACTTCTTATTCATCTTTGGTAAACGACAGATTCTTGTTTACTCTGGTGCTACTACACCCGCTACGCTTCAATTGAGCGACACAGTAGGCTCTATTGGGTGTATTGCTCGTGATTCAATTCAGAGTATTGGTACAGACGTTATATTCTTGTCAGACTCGGGTGTTCGTTCACTAATGAGGACTATTCAAGAGAAGTCTGCTCCTTTGAGAGACTTGTCTAAGAATGTTCGTTCCGACTTGATAGGTTCTTTGGCAGTAGAGACTCTGGCTAATCTGAAGTCTGTTTACTCAGAGAAGGATGCCTTTTATCTGTTGACTCTTCCAGTAACAGCACAGGTCTTCTGCTTCGATACAAAGATGCAATTGCAAGATGGTGCATCTAGGGTCACTAAGTGGGATTCAATCGCTCCTACGTCCCTCTATTCGCTTCGCAATGGTGATTTATACATTGGTAAGAGTGGATACATTGGTAAGTATGCAAGTTTCTTAGATCACACATCAACTTATCGGTTTTCTTACTTTACCAACCATGCAGATTTAGGTAATCAGAATCAGATTTCCATCTTGAAAAGAATCAAGACAATTGTGATTGGTGGCTCTGACCAGTTCGTTACAATTAAGTGGGGATTTGACTTTGCTGCCAACTATCTGTCGGGAAATGCTTACATTCCTGAACAGAAGAACTATGAATATGGTCTTGCTGAATACGGAGTAGCTGAGTATTCTGGTGGTGTGCTTATCAAGACACTAGATGTAAATGCTTCTGGTGCGGGAAAGATTGTTCAAACTGGTTACGAAACCACCATTAACGGCACACAGTTGTCAATTCAGAAGATTGAGATTCAATCTAAGAACGGGAAAATATCATGAGTCAGTACACAAAGAGCACAAATTTCGCCACCAAAGATAACCTTAGCCCTGGTGATCCGCTTAAGATTGTCCGTGGTACTGAGATTGACACTGAGTTCAACAACATCTCTACTGCTATATCTACGAAGACAGATAACTCTGCTGCCGCAATTACTGGTGGTTCAATCACTGGTATTACAGACTTAGCGGTTGCTGATGGCGGTACAGGTGCTTCTACGGCTACTGCGGCTCTGAATAACCTCTTGCCTAGCCAAACAAGTAACGCAAACAAGTATCTCCAGACTGATGGCACAAATGCTACATGGGATGCAGTAAGCCTCTCAACTGCTGACATTACAGGAACTCTAGCCGTAGCAAATGGTGGTACTGGTGTAACTTCTTCTACTGGTACAGGTTCTGTTGTTCTGTCAAACAGTCCTACATTGGTGACTCCCGCATTGGGAACACCCGCTTCTGGTGTAGCTACTAACTTAACAGGTCTTCCACTGACCACTGGTGTGACAGGCACTTTGCCCGTGGCTAATGGTGGTACAGGAATAACATCCTTGGGTACTGGTGTAGCTACCTTCTTGGGTACACCATCATCTGCTAACTTGGCTTCTGCCGTAACTGATGAAACAGGATCAGGTGCTTTGGTGTTTGCCAATAGCCCAACTTTGGTAACTCCTGCTTTAGGCACTCCATCTGCTTTGGTAGGCACAAACATCACAGGTACTGCTTCAGGTCTGACTGCGGGTAATGTCACTACTAACGCCAACTTAACAGGTGCAGTCACTTCTGTTGGCAATGCAACATCTTTGGGTTCATTTAGCTCCTCCAACCTTGCAGGTGCTTTGACAGATGAAACTGGTAGCGGTTCAGCAGTATTTGCTACCTCTCCTACCTTAGTAACTCCTATCCTTGGAACACCCACTAGCGTAACCCTAACAAACGCTACAGGTCTTCCTATTGCTACAGGTGTATCAGGCTTGGGAACTGGTGTGGCAACGGCTCTAGCGGTCAATGTAGGCTCTTCTGGCGCACCTTTGGTTAATGGTGGTGTGCTTGGTACGCCATCCAGCGGTACTGCAACCAACTTAACTGGTTTGCCTTTGACAACTGGAGTGACAGGAACACTCCCTACTGCTAATGGCGGTACAAACCTAACATCATTCACATCAGGCGGTGTGGTTTACGCATCTAGTTCTAGTGCATTGGCTACTGGCTCTGCGCTTACTTGGAACGGAACTAACTTAGGTGTTGGAACTGCAACTCCACAAAATTACAGTGCATCGGCAAACAACATTGTTGTTGCTGGAACTGGTCAGCGTGGCATAACCATAGCCTCAACTGACTCCAATCAGTCTAATTTATTTTTTGCTGATTCCGATACTGGAACTGGTGAATACGCTGGTTATCTTGCATATTTTCATAGCTCTGATAGTCTTGCATTTGCCGCAAACGCAACAGAACAAATGCGCCTCACCTCAACAGGGTTGGGTATTGGGACGAGTTCACCTGCTGCAAAACTGGATGTTGTTACTGGAAGCACAAACCGACTGCGTGTGTCTGAAAACAGCAGTCAATTGTTTTTTGATAGCTTAAATGCGGCTGCTTCTGCTTGGGCAGCAAAAATAGAACGTGCTACATCGCTTACATGGGTGGTTGCATCATCTGGAACACCAACCTCTGGCATGCAACTCGATGGCTCAGGAAATCTAGGCTTGGGAGTTACTCCGAGTGCTTGGGGTGCAGACTATAAGGCGTTTCAAACAGGCGGCAGCTACGCATCGTTTGCTGGAGACAGCAGCAACGGGTATGTCGAGGTCTTAAACAACTGCTACGCCTCCGCAGCAAATACTTTCCGATATATAGCCTCTCTTGGGGTTACTCGTTATAGCCAACAGTTGGGGGTTCACAAATGGTTTACTGCTGGGGCGGGAACTGGCGGCAACACTATCTCCTTTACTCAGGCGATGACTCTGGATGCAAGTGGTCGGCTTGGAATTGGTACAACTTCGCCATCTTCATTGCTCAGTTTGCAATCAACTAGTGTTGTTGACCTTTCCTACAACACAACAGCCACTGGTGCTGGTGATTTGATTGGCAGAACACTTTATAAGTGGCAAGGCACAGACGTTGCTCAAATTCGTGTTACTGCTGGTACTGACACAGCCAATCACGATGATGCGTTTATGTCGTTCTTTACCAGCGATGGCACATTTGCAGAACGAGCCAGAATAGACTCTAGCGGTAACTTGCTGGTGGGGACTACGAGTGCAGGCGATTCTAAAGTTGTGTTTTCTTTTCCAGGAACTGTAGTTGGTTTAACGCTTCAAGATTCTGTCGATAATTCTAATGCTTATTTCCAAGCATTTAGAAATTCTGGTGGCACTATTATTGGCTCTGTAACCCGTGTAACAACCACAAATGCTGTTGTTTACAACACAACGTCTGATTACAGACTTAAAACTGTTACTGGTGCTGTTACAGGGCAAGGCGCACGAATTGATGCCCTCAAGCCAATTGATTATTTGTGGACTGAAGGCGGTCAACAAGCCCGTGGTTTCTTGGCTCACGAATTTCAAACAGTTTATCCAAACAGCGTGTCTGGCGACAAAGACGCTGTGGATGCAAATGGAAACCCAAAATATCAAGCAATGCAAGCGGCTACCTCTGAAGTCATTGCAGACCTTGTTGCTGAAATTCAATCACTACGTCAGCGTCTTTCTGCCGCTAATCTTTAAACCCCAAAAGGAAATATCATGGCTATCGTTAATACTTGGAAAATTACCCAGACAGACTATCTCACAGTAGATGGTTTCATAAATTGTGCGCACTGGACTGCAACTGCGGTTGACGGAGACTATACGGCTTCTATCTACTCCACAGTATCTTGGCAAGCAGGAACACCCACAATCCCTTATGCCTCAGTTACTGAAGCTGAAGTATTGAATTGGGTATGGGAATCGGTTGATAAACAAGCCACTGAAGATGCTCTGGCGGCTAATATTGCTTTGCAGAAGAATCCTGTTACCTCAACGGGTGTTCCATGGAATTAACTTTTGAATTGGCGCACAATCTTTTCTATGAGAAAGATGGTGTTTTA